TTTGTCCTAGGTGCTATAATATTATAATATACACTATAAATGTCTAACCCTGAATATCAGGAAATTATCCAAGAGTATAAAGAGCAAGTCAGAATCCTCAAGCAAGAAGTTGCTGAATTGCAGGATGCTGGCAAGTCTAAGGACAGTGCTAATAAACGTACTCTGCAGAAATTAGAGCATGTAACACAAGATCTAGATGATGCAAAGAAAAAAATAAAAGAACTAGAAGAATCTAATCAACCAAATACAAAGGAGTAACAATGCCATTTGAAATGATTACAATGCTAGGATCCACTGTACTTGGTGGGGTGATGAGTATCTGGTCACAAAGCATTAAAGCAAAACAAGCAGAACAAAAGATGCTTTTACAAAGAGCTGAAGTACAAACTAAGGCTTTTAAAGAAGCAAGAGAATATGAAAACACAGGGTTTCAATGGACTAGAAGAATAATAGCATTACTTGCTGTATTCGCAATAGTATTATTGCCAAAACTAATGCCTGTATTATCACCAGAAACAAGTGTGATTGTAGGATACTTAGAATTTAAACCTGGATTTTTATTCTTACCAGAAAAAGAAATAATGAAATGGGTAACGCTATCTTCAAATAGCTTAGTCATAACACCACTAGACACTAACTTAGTATCGGCTATTATAGGTCTATACTTTGGCGGATCTTTAGTAAAAAAATAATAAACTGTATGAGGTATAATGATGAATTATTACTTCACAGCAGTATTGATAATACTATTTATACTTATGGTATTATTCTTAGAACCAGGATATAAATGAAAATAACATTAGCCTTTTTACTTTGCTCATATGTAGCAGAGCAGTGCCTTCCTCCGTATATATGGGAACAACAATTTGATACAGAATATGAATGTTTGATGGAAGGGTATAAACAATCCCAATTAAAAATAGAACAGATTGGGCCTTATGATGTAAATACACATCGTATGTATATTAAATTTGGATGCTATGAAGATATAGAAAACGTAACTGATTTATGAAACACCCCTTAACATTAATAATATTTTTACTATTACTATCTGGCTGTATGTCAGCAGCAGTAATGGCAGGATCAACTCAGACTAATACGTCTGGGTCTAACACTGCTATTGAAGGAGGATATACCTCTACTGCTACTACAACATATCAATCTGGATCTAGTTCTAATAGTACCACAACAAATAACTCTACATCTAACACAAAATCTGCACCGCCTAGTGCAAGTGCCCCTTCATATAATTCAATGACACAAGATGTTTGTGCTGTTGGAGTATCTATGGGTATTCAAACATTTGGTATAGGTATTAGTGGTGGTAAGCATGCTATAGATGAGAACTGTGAAAGATTAAAGTTAGCTAGAATACTTAATGATTTTGGTATGAAAGTTGCGGCAGTAGCTATACTATGTCAAGATGAAAGAGTATTTGAGTCTATGATACAAGCAGGTACACCTTGTCCTATTGATGGTAAAATAGGTAAAGATGCAGAGGCTCTATGGTCTAAGTATGATCATGAAAGACCAGACTATGATACATACATAAAACGTATGGAAGATAGAAGAATTACTGATGAAGAAATGCAAGCAAAAATTACAGCAGAATTAGAAGCTATGGATAAAGCACAAGAAATAGCAGATAATAAAAAAGAAAATGCAGAGAAAATGAAAGAGTGGAAACATCCTAGATGATAGATAAATACATATACAAATTTTTTGGTGCTTTAGATTATGTATCTTCTTTTATAGATAAGTTATTTGAAGATAAAAAGAAAAAGAAAAAATGAGCAATAAACCATTGAAAATTTCAGAGCAAGCTGCTGTGCAGATGCCGATGAAAACAGTTG